AAGATGTGGAGAGATTAGAATGAGTAAAACTGATTGGCGACAGGCTAAATGGAATACACGCTATATGGTAGACCCTTTCGGTAGAGCATTAAAAATATGCCAAATGAATATGACCCAAGTAAATAATTCTCTTAGGCAAAGTAAAACGACATTAACGGTTATTCAAAATAACATGGAAGGTCTATATCAAAGAAGGCACACTCTTAAACACCAAGAAGGAGCCTATGATTATAGAAGAAAAAATACTAAACAAAAGATTATCCAACACTTGAAACTAAAAACTCAAGTAGATATTGAAGGAGAAGAACGGTATAAGCAGATTCTTTTAACTGCTCTTTCTTTTCTTGAAGACGGGCAAGACATTAAACTAATCAAGGCCATCTTAGAACAAGCGAGGGATGAAGAATGATTGAACAAGGACAAATGACAATTATAGAAACAGTAACTTATAGATGTATCAAAGTTGATAAGGAGGGCTATGCCCACTTAAAAAATATATTGCATGAACAAGGCCGACCTAAGTTAGTATTGCAGAAATACTGTCCTTATATTAAAGATGGACAAATGGTTATTCCTGAAAAACCACAGCCGAAACAACATAAACCTACCACGAAACTTAATGTAACCAATTTAATTAGAGAGAACACTGACTTACAGATTTCAAACCAAGCAAAGTATTTTATTGCTGAATGGATAGAAACTGCTATATGTAATTTAGTAAGTAATGCTCATAATAGTGCAGTAAGTAGAGGGGATAGTCGTTTAACTGCGGCTCACTTTTATTGGCTTGAAACAAATACTTCACCTGAAGGTTATTGGCCTTCTAATATAGAATACATAGAGGACAGGGTATAATGTTTAGCAAAGATATGTTAATAGGTATCTTACTTAGTTCTTCTAAAGTGGACTTCAATATAGAGAGAACGGCAGATTCTCTTATGGGTTATAGAGTAAGATTAAAATTGGTAGTAAGAGCCGATTCTATTTTCCTAGAAGGAGTTAGAAGAAGTCTAGCACAGCATCAAATAACTTGTAGTGTTAAACAAAAGGAAAGCAAAAGCAGACCAAAGCCAATTCTTAAGATTGGAGGAATAAAAAACCTATACAAATTAACTCAACTAGTTCCCGAAAACCTACCTCATTCTAAAAGTGAATGGGTCGAGTTTAAAGAATTGGTTGATTTAATTTCAAACCACAAACACAAAACCTCCGAAGGAATGGAAAGGATTTTTGAATTAAAAGGGGTCATTTAATGGGATTAACTACATTAACTAACAATAGAAGCATACTAATTACAGGTAAAACAGGAACGGGTAAATCAACCAAAGCCTTAACCTTTGTAGAGAATCCTGCTATTTTATATGCTAATGATATAGTTTTTGATGTGGCTTCGTTCCCTATCGAACACGGGATTATTATTGAAGATGTTCATTACAAGCCCGACAAAGACAGTATTCTAAACATAATTAGAAATTATAGAGGTCAAGTAGTATTGACTTCTAGGAATGAAAAATTAGTTCCTAAAGAAATAAAGGATATGTGTAAAATCAAGAGAGCCGGTTCTAAAGATTACTTAAGAGAATCCATTGAACAGATAGCACCCAACTCAACAAGCCCCTTTTCCTTTGAGCGTGACACTTACTCATTAGTGAGAGGCTTCCTTAAAGAAAAGGATAGAGATTTAATGGCTAAATTATTACTGTTCAATAAACCAGCAGACACTCAGATACTATCTTGGCTAGTTGAAAATATGCACCCAAATAGATTAATTTTTGTTGATGGAGTAGTAAAGCGGCGTTGGAGTCAAAAGTATTTCTATGAAATGCTTTCTTATTCTCATGGTGGTAATTCTTTTGATAGGCTGAATATGCCAGTAAGAAGAAAGTATTCAATAATACCTCGCCTATCGAGAAGACTAGGAGTTAAAAACCCAAAAGTCTTACAGCAACTTTTTATGGATAACGACTTTAAAGAACATGCTAAAACAAAATTAAACAATGGCGAGTGCCGTCTCCTAAAAATAGGAGAAAAAAGAAGAAGAAGAAAAACAGACCCTATTAGGGTAGTTCAGTCGTCTTTGGAGGACTTTCTATGAGAACTCAAAAATTAGTCTATAGAATAGAAAACATTTTACAAGATAAAGAAATGACTTGTAAAGAAATAATGGCTGAACTCGAAAGAGAGATACCCTCTAATAGAACGAATTCATTCACATCTAATCAAATAGGACAGTTGCTTAGAAACAAAAGATTTGAAAAAATCGGTTGGTGTAAAATACACGATACAAATATATGGAGGAATAAATATGTTATGGACAGAAAAATACAGACCAAATAAACTCACAGAAATCATAGGACAAGAACATTTCAATTTAGATGCTATTGGATGGATAGAAGAAAGAAACATACCTAATCTATTATTATACGGGAATCCCGGAAATGGAAAAACAGGGGCCGGATTAGTTATTGGAAAGGAAATACTAGGCGAGGCGTTTAATGATAACTTCATAGAAGTAAATGCTTCGGATGATAGACGATTAGAAAATGTAAGAACAACTATCAAGAATGCCGCACAAAGCGGAACGATTGGTGATGTTCCTTTTAGAATAATGTTATTAGATGAGATGGATGGAATGACTACCGATGCCCAAAATGCGCTAAAGCGTATTATGGAGAGGTATGCTAACAACATTCGTTTCATTATTACTTGTAATGATAGAAACAAAATTATTTTTGCTTTACAAAGCAGATGTGCAAATTATCATTTTAAGCCTCTTTCTAATGATTCCATCTTAGAAGTATTACAATCAATCCTTCATCGAGAAGGTATAACTAAATACTCTCAAAATGAATTGGACTCCTTTATATATGCTATGAACGGTGATATGCGGAGGGCGATTACGGAACTACAAGCCGCAAAAGCGAGCAATTCCACCCTCAAAACCCAAATTGATATTGGTTTAGATGAATATAACAAATTGTTAATGAAAATTGTAAATAAAAATAACCTAGCACTAAACTCAATACATGATTTGCTACACGATGGGCTTTCCATCCGTGAAATCTGTATTGGTCTGCATGATGCTGTAATTAAAGCAGAATTAGAGAATACACTAAAATTTAAAATCCTTAGAACTATTGGAGAAAGCGAATGGCGTTCAACCACTATGACTCCAAAAGTATTAGCCTCATGGTTAATAGGACAATTATCATAGAATTGAATACAAAAAAAAATAAAAAACGGAAGTGAAAAACATGGATGAAAATATGAAGAATGAAATAACAAAAGGTGCTGAAGTCATTGGCTTGAGTGCAGAAGAAGGTATGGCTAAGTTTGAAGAGATTTGCTCGGAAAACAACATTGAAATGACAAACCCCATCAGTAAGGGTCTTTGGCGAAACTTTGTGGCTAATGCTAAGAGAAGCCAAAAAACAGAAACAACAACTGAAAGTGGAAGCGACGACTCTTTTTACAAAGCAGCGTTTGGTTTCTTTGTTTCTTTAGATGCACCAAGAGATATGATGGCATGGAACAGAATGAAAGCAAAGGAAGAGTTTATTCGTGATGCGGATAATGCCTTAGAAAAGGGTATTGTTGCAGTAGCGAACCAAAACGCTTTAGGTAAGTGGGTTGTTTCCCGTTATCATAATAGTGAATATGAAGAAAGGACTGTTACTACATTACCTGCTGGAGCAGAAGAAACAGAAGATGGTCGTTTCTATATTCCTTTAGATGCTACTGCTGTTTATATGAACGGTGGTAAGAACAATAACTACGGAAAACCTCTTCCTCCTGAACAAATGCGAAGAAGTGGTATTTTCTATGGTTCGTTAGGAACTGGAAAGATGCAACCTTATTACTTCTCTTATAAGAATCAAGGCGGAGTAGACTTTGCACCAAACAGTTTTGAATGGTGTCATTTCCTTTGTGTTCTTGGTTCTAATGGAACTGATATTTATGGTGCTAAACAAATGACCTTTGATTCACTTACTATGAATGCAGATATGGACACTGAAAATGACTTGTATAGAGATATGAAGGACTTTGACTTTGAAGATTGTCTAAGAAACAACTTTGACTCTCATCTTGTTCCTCTTGTTGAAATGAACAAAGCACATATTCAGCGACAAGCCCTTCCATCAAAGGAAAGATTTGTCGTTACAGATGGAACAGTTTGTAATATGAACATGACTCCAACAAAGAACGGTAATAGAATTATCAACATTACTGACCTTAATGCCGAACTAGATTATGAGAGTGATGGAATTACAACTTGTTGGATTCCTAGTCACTTGAAACTTGATTTCGGTATTGGTTCATCAATTATTGTTGTTGGCCGAACAAGCCAAAGAACAACCGATGAAGGAGTTGAACCCGTAACAATTAATGTTGCTGGTATTTACTGCACAGTTCGTCATGGTTCTGCGGTAGAGGTATCTCAACCTGTTGAAGAAGACTTTGACTGGTTTTGATTGAGTAATCAAACGCTGTGTAGTCGTTGGCGTTAATGACGGTCATATAGGTGCGAAGCCTATCCCCCTTTGGAGGGAATTAAAAATGGAAAACATAAAAGAAAATAGATATTTACTAAAAGCGAATAGTTATATGATTGACCTAAAATTGGTTGATTTCGTAACTTGGAAAGAAAACGACAAAGAAGAAGGAACTTATTGGACTAAACTACATATCGGAACAAAAGAATGTAGGTATGTTTGCGATTCAATAGGAGACTTAAATACATTACTGCAAACTTGGTCTGTCCATAAGGGCAAAAAAATTGCAGTATTAAATGAAGAACTAATACAGGAATGGTGATATTATGGGATTAACAAGCAATAACAATAAACAAAAAGCAGTAGATAAAGGTGTAATAAACAATGCAAGAGTATTGGCCTTTCAAAGCAAATTGACGAAGCAAACAGAAGAACGACTCGGAAGAAACAACCGATTAATCTGCGGTATTTGGGGAGAACCTAAGACTGTTAAAAGCGGATTGGCATTAGATTTCCCTAATAAGCAAATCTATGTTTTAGACTGGGATGATGGATGCGAACCAACATGGCGACAAAACCATGAATGTTCTGATAGAATCACTCTTTGGAATCCTGAAGTAAGAAATGATAATGGTGAATTAGATATTCAAAAGTCCGAAGCAAACTCCGAAGACTTTGTTCTTTTCGTTAAAGAAAAGATTAAACAAGGTGAAGATGTTTTGTTTGTATTTGATGGAATTGACAAGTGGTTAGATTGTTGCACACTTCATGTAACCGGTAGTTCAAAGATTGGAAAGCCTCAAAAGATGAAGTTTGAATGGG